CGTCCCCTTTTGCGGGTTGGTCTTTTTTTAGTTGCCATAATTTTTCTGGTAGTAGTTTTGAGTGCAGGGTGGATTGATTAGTGTTGAACCATACCCTTATCCACGCAGTTGCGGTGTTTTTTGCTGCCCTCCAAAACGTAGAGGGTAGCTCCACCCTGCACTCGAAAGGATACGAAGGGGACAGATTTTGCCATGTGGATTTTAAATGACGAGAGGTTCTTGACAGCGCACATGGCAAACGTCATCGGGTGAACTGGATTCTCTTTTACGAACTTGGCATCTGCCTTGTAGGCGTCCACCAATTCCATAGTGCGAAATTGGTTGTCTGAATCGAAGGGCTCGAAGTTGAAGGTCCACTGGTGCTCCCCGTTGGCCAGCTTGTGGTGGGTGTAGGGTGGATCTTTGCGCAAAAGAACCCCGACTGACAGCAAGCAAACTGCCAAGTCGAGGTTCCGAACATGAATAACGGACGTGCCGTTATGCACTTCATTAATATCTTTTTTTCCTTCGCTCATGGCTTCGGTGCTATTTCTCTTTGGCTCAAGGTCCGCAGAGACAGGGGTGGCGTTTTTATACGCCGGATAAATTATTACGCTGGAGTGATCCCGCCGTAGGAGGTTGCTCTGACTGTTGATTTGACGAACTCCTCGTTCGCCTTCTCAAGGGATACTTCATCGACAAAAGTGGCCCCTGCTAGAGTGAGGAATGTTCCTGAGAGTGAGAGTGCAGACCCAATGGAGTTGGACGATGTGCCAAGTCCTTCGATCTGGATTTCGGAAGTAGGGTTGTAGTAGGCAACGGCGACTACGATTCCGCAACTATCGCGTGCTTCCTTTTTATCCATCTTGTTGGTGACAGATACCGACTGGGTGATGAGGGATGCCTCATCGACGGCAACGCCAAATTCGAGAGTTCCGTCTTGGACTAATGTTCCGCATGCCATAATATATTCGTAGTGGTGAGTTAGGTTCGAGCACACTCTGCCAGTGTCCTGAATTGGTGTCAATAATTATTACGGCAGGGTGAATGTCCTCTCCGCTCTGCAATAAGGTTGGACAGCAATCTCCACTTCTAGGTAGCAAGAAAAAGATAGCTGAGAGGTGTCGCTTTCCCTGACCGCAAAGCGGACTGGCTTTACAGCTCCGATGTCTAGTGCCGCGTCGGGTGTTGATGGGTCCGCTGTTGTTGCCTCCATGGCATCCCGTATAAGGGCCAACCACTCGATAAATCCCTTCGGGGCGGAGGAGTTTGTAGGGTCTCGGCGGAACCACCCGTGTTTCCTAGCCACGGCTATGCGATAGACCAATGTGAGCGTCTCCGCCACGGGGGAGTTCTTCTCCCTGACACCTGATGCTGAGAACTTAGGAGCACCTGCGAATATGTCCTCCTGAATGCCTATGGTCCACGGCTGGAGCAAGGGCAGGTCATCGTGCCCCTCCACTTTGAAGGTTCCCTCGGAATCGTAGTTGAGGCCAGCCAGCATCCTCCCTGCTTGGGTGTGGTAGATCATACGCTCGTTGACGGTCCATGCGGCTGAGACTGCGATGAAGTTATCGTATTTAGTGCTCATATATTTATTAGCTTTCTGATGTGTAGCCGCATCGCGGCCTTCAGTGTGATACGTGTGAGGGGCTTCTGTGTTTCCACAATCCGCATGGCCTTAATCCCACGGACCCTCTTGGCCAAGACGAAGTCTCTGCCTGCCTTGAACGCCCCACCCTTACCAGCACCCTCTATTACTTTTCTTGCCCCGGCAAGGGCGGCCTTTCGTGTGAGTGGGATGAACAGACTCTTTGCAGTCTTCGGGCCATGTGCTCGGGTTCCTTTCTCAAGATAGACCATCACTCGTGATTTGTTGGTCACCGAGTAGCTGGCAGGGCCTCGTCGAAATACCCGCCAACCCTTTCGCGTCATCCCGGTCCATTTCTTGGGGGTGCGCTGGACCAGACGACGATGGGTGACATAGGCCACCCTCCTTACCGTCTTATCGACACCCTTAAGGGTCAAGCCTCCCCGAACACGTCGCATATTAGCACCAGCCTCCTTGGTGTCTGCAATTACACGGAAGTTGTCGGCCATTAGAACTGAGTCTCTGTTTGGTCCCGGAACCTCTCCAGCATAGCGTGAACCTGCGAAGGTATCGCGGTTTCTAGCAACTCGACACGGACACCGTCCAGTCCGATTTGCTCCTTGTGGTTTTCGTTAGATAGGGCGGACGCAATCATAGTGGCTGCACGCCTGATGTTGGTGGGTAAACGTGGTGGGGGCGTAGTGTCTGCCGTGCCTCCCGTGGTGATCTCCGCACCTGCCGCTAGGGGGTATCCGAACGTGCCCTTCACCCGAAAGAATCCCACGAAGGGATACTCACCAAACTGCCACTCTCCTTCTGCGTGAATAGAGCGTTCGCCTGTGACAAAATAATACTCCGTGGCATCCCAAACATCATTAGCGTTGGCGGGGTCTTCGATGTCAGTAAATACCCTCACCTCGTCCAATGTAATAATCGGAAAGGGGAGCACTGCTACGTCGGCATACACGTTCCTACGCTTGATTTCGTAGGGGGTGGTGGTGTGGTCATGGAACCAGAAGTCACGCTTGCATCTATCCTCAATATATCGCGAGGCTAGGTTGATGCACTCCTCATACCAGTCGTCGAGTTCGGAGCCTGAGTTTTTTGTCTCACGCTGGACCTCTGCGAGGGTGGTGTAGGGTCTTAGTAGGGTGGCCATCTGAGTCTATGGGTTGGGGTGATTATCCTTTCTTGCCTGCGCGGGTTACACGGGTCTTTCCTATGCCCTTGCTCACCTTTTTGGGTGGGGCGAACGCCTCGTTCTTTTCGGGGGTGGAGGGGTCATCTGCCTTGAATGTTCCATCATCGTTATGAGCACGGGTGGGTTCGCTAAGGGCCTTGGTGTCGCCACGGTCTCCGAGTGATTTGTTTTGCAGGGTATCGGACTTGAACCCACTGCCTTTGCAGGACTTGAAGAGGGCATCTCTTTCCACGTCAGTGCTACACTGACCGAATTTAGACTTGATCTTCTCGATGTTCTTTTCGGAACGGCCCTGCGCCATTACGAGGCGATAGATAGTTCCCCAGTTTGCTGTGGTTGACATAGTAGTATTTATTTTTTGGGTTTTGGTTTACGTCGAGTTCGCTTTCGTGAGTGCTCGACGTTGGCCTTCACGGGCTTTGGCACGGAGATTGTGTCAGGGGTAGGCTCCTCTGCCTCATAGGCGTGCTCCTCTGCGCTGTAAGCGGGAAGGCGGAGGAGTTCTTGGTTGTCCATAGCGAGCCATCCACACAGCTCTCCACATTCAATGATGGAGTCCACTAGGAATATCCGCTGCTCTCCTACGTGGACGGGTCGTAGGGGTGCCCCTATATATTTCAGGGCTTCGATGATCTTTAGGAGGCTCCGCTTGTTGGATCTTGCCTCCAGTGTGATGAACAGATTTTTGTAACTCCACGGGATTGTTCGCAGGTCGAAGGGTGGGGCCCCCCAAGGCAGGACGTGAGCCGCCCTCGCCAGTGTGGGCTCATCATACTCCGTGGGTTTATGCCGGAAGCGTTTGTCGTCCCGAACCCCAGACCACTCGTGCTCCGTGAACTGTATTACGTCCCCCTTCTTGACAACCCCGAACCTGCCGAGATTGACATCCTTCTTGTCTATGTATTCTGCCTCTTTCATTGTGTTAGCCCTTAGTAACTTGGTAGCTTGTGCAGCATTACTACATTCGAGAGACGGCCTGTCAATCCTCCGTTTATACGCCGTATAAAAGAAGGGACTTACAGTGCAGTGGTTGCTCGGGTAGATTTCCCCCCGCCACTCAACGCCCTTGTCGATCATCATAAAGCCCACGTCACCCTCTTTACGATTGTGCGATGGTCTTGTGGGGACACTAGCATGTTCTCGTGTAACCCACAAAAGAAATCACCACCCCCCTTTCGGGAAGTGGCGACTGCTACCAGCGTCGAGGAGGGCAAGTCCAGCAACGAGGATTTTACTGCGGTGTTAGTTTCCTGCCCTTTGCCTTATTACAGGGACCGCAAGATTTTACTAGGTTGGACGGGTCGTGAGCCCCTCCTTCGCATACGGGCACTTTATGGTCCGTCTCTAGCATGTCAA